GGCGGTGGTGGATGCGGCGGTGGTAGTGGTGGTTCATTTGGCATTGATAACAATCGCGGCGGCGGTGGTGGTCAGGGTGGTCGATCTGGTTATGATAGTAGTTATTGTAGTCTTAATAACAATACAATAAATTATGGTAATGGATTCGCAATTGTTTATTATGACATCTCAAATCCTACAATTGACAGTTTTTCGTTAAGTCCGACAGCATTTATACGTGGGCAATGTACTACATTGTCTTGGTCATCTACAAATGCGACGAGTGCTAGCATTAATCAAGGTATTGGAGCAGTTAGTGTAGATGGAAGCACTGTAAGTTGTCCTACTAATACTACTACTTACACTTTAATTGTTTCTAGGAGTGGTCGTTCAACAACTAGAACTGTAACTGCTACAGTTTATATTCCTCCTATTGTTACGTTAAGTCTTAACAACAGCACTATCGTTTTAGGACAATCTGCAATATTAAGTTGGAATACTACTGGTGACGCCTCAACTAATAATATACAACCCGGAATTGGTTCTAGTAATTTAGTATCCCAGGTAACAGTTTCTCCAACTGTAACTACTACGTATACTGCAACTGTGTCTGGTTTAGGTGGAACTGATACTGATCAGATTACATTAACCGTATTGCAACCACCAGAAGTTGATTTAATAGTTCCTTTAAATGTTAGTTATGGAAATAGTTTAGAGTTGGGGTATACATCAATTAATGCTACGACATCACTAAAGATAGTGCCATATTACTACTCGTTAGATGGTGTAGAAACTATAGGTGCGGATGTGGTATTACCAACAGGTGATAATGTTAGCGGTACTATTACACACACTCCTGTATGGGATAATCGTGGACCTGCAAGAATCGAGTACAAGTTACTTGCAGAGGGAGCTGGTTCATTAACAGATGAAGATGTTAAAATAGTTCCTGCTATAATAGATCAACTTCCAGATTCTATTACAGTACCAGAATCGGATGATACTTTTAAGAATGAAGAACCTATTGTAACTCCTAACATAGAATTAACAACAGAAGAACTATTAGTCACTGATATTGATATCCCTGTAGAAATCAAATCTGATTATCCTATTCAGGTAGAGATTGACAATAATGGTGTGTGGATTGACGTAGAGAACATATAAACCATTGCCCCTAAATAAGATTAGGATAATCCATTACGTGGAAAGCAGTAACTTTAGTCCATGACATATTCTTTTTCTAATACACCAGTATATGTAAGCGAAGGACAAACAGTTCGCTTTAAATTTAAAGCACCCTCACAGTGGAACACTACTCAAAGTGTAACTATTCAGATTGGTGAGCAAACAACGGTCTGGTATATCACTACGATACCAGAAGATTTTGCTCCTGATCCATATCCATTTCAGACTCTTGATGATGCAGATGCAGGTATCATGTATGTCTATGGAGATGGAAGTAGACCCGGAGAAAGCATTCTCACTATTGTTGGTTTAACTACGTCTACAGAAGCAAGCGTTACTGTTACTGGATCTGCTCCTGCATTATCCGAAAACTTCTCTATCAGATATAAGAAAGTATCAGATGGAGAAACAGAATTTAGTGATTGGCAGCTGCCTAATCCAGGAGCACTTACTGTAAAGAATACAGATCAAATCCAAACTAGGTTAAAATCTAATTCTATTCCTGGATTATCGTCATATGTTGATCTTACTATTGGAGCAAGGTCAGAACGTTGGACTATTAATGCGAAAGTAACACCTCCTAATGTTCCTGTACCATTTCCAGACTTCGATGATCTTACTAATCAACCATTAAATACGGCTGTTTATAGTAATATTATACAAGTTCAGGGATTAAATGATACTGCAATAATTGCATCAACAAACTCTAATTTATACGTAGGAGTATCTGATACTAATACATTTTTCACTGATACAAATGGTTATGAGATTTTAAGTAATACTGTTTTTGAATTAGTATCCGACGTTCCTGCACCAACAATTAATAACGGTCAATATTTGCAGTTGTATATTGTAACTGAAAATACTGCAGGTGCTGTGTCGTCAAATCCACTATCTATTGGTGATGGGGCAAGTGGATCTATCTGGAGTGTAAGCAATGGAAATTTCCCATCAACTACACCAAAAGATTTCAGTTTTGTTAATCAAACTGATGTATTAGAAGATGCACTAATTGCCTCTGCTCCAGCACCAGATCCTAATGATACTCCAGGATCCATTAGCGAATTAGGTACAAATGTAGAAGTTGATGTTGTGTTGGTAAGCAGTACTTCTTCTAATGATTCTGGTGGAGATGAACCAAGAATTAAGATTCAGTATGCAGAGGGAGGTGAGAGTTCTATCGGATTGTTCCCAACAAAAGTAAACAATGGGGATAGGATTGTACTATACAATAGGTCTTCGGGAACATTTTCAACTTCTTTAACGCCATCAGTAGTAACAACTACTATTAAAGTCGGTCAGAGAGTTCTTGATCCTTGGAGTATTACTACTAATTCTGGACCAGATACTGATGCTGTATTTTCAATACCTACCAATCTTGTTAATCAAGTTCCTAATACAGAAGTATTAAGTAGTATTGTCAGTGTTTCGGGTATCAATAGACCAATAACCATCAATGCAACAAATGGTGGTCTTATTTCTATTGACTTTGCTACTCCAGTTGCTGGCCCGGTTACATTTGATCCTACTATTCATACTTCGTTCCGTGTCTTTATTACTACCGGTAGTGGATTATCCGATTCAAAGCAAACAACAGTTAGTATTGGTACTGGATCACCAAATCAATTTATTTGGCAAGTAAGTAACTATGCTGTTGCTCCACCACCACCAGATCTCAAAGGTGCGTGGTATAGTAAGAAAGGTGCTTATGTTGATAGCAACGGTGATATTAAAGAAAGTAAGGAAGATGGTCATGCTATTGGTACTATTATAACTATTCTCAAGCAACCTAATGGTACTTATGGTCTATTAGATGGTAGTAGATCATCACGATATCCAGGATATTATGAGTGTGCGGGACAAACATTAGATAAAGATGATTATCCATTCTTATTTGATGTCATTGGTTATGATTATGGTGGTGCTGGTAGTAGTTTTAAGTTACCAGATTACAGAAATAGAAAACTTTCGGGAACTGGTGTAGTTGATGGAAATAGAGCATCATCAGCATTTCTTCCTATTGATGGCGGTAGTAGTATATACGAACCAGGCGGAACTGGTGGTTGGTGGTATGTTGATGATGTTGATGTTGCTGGAGATAATCCATATGAAATCATTGTATCTGATGATACTAATGATACAACAGGAATTGAGAGTAACTTCTTCTCTATTGGTACAGTAAAAACAGTATTTGCACAAGATCTTACTCAAGATGTTGACTTTACTGTTGCTGCTAGCAGTAGTGTAACTGCTCTAGTTGGACCACTTTTAGATACTTCGGTTAATGTTCCTATTCATAGTCATTTATATGTCGCTGCAATTTCTGATGGAATAACTGGAGATCCTCTAATCCAATGGGACACTAGAGGATCATCTAAATTAGACAGTCACACCGTTTCTGGTGGAGGTATTGGTCAGGGGCAGCTGTCCATCGAAGATGATGCTCCGGACGCATATAACCCCACAACAATTGCAAATGCTTGGATCTCTAGATTGAACAGTATTGGCGAAAGTCAACAGTTTGAAGCTGAATGGAATCAAATCGCCAATCAACCTGATTTAATAACTTTAGTTACGGAGATGATTCAATCACTTAACCCAAATAATATCGATGCTAGTGACAGAGCTGCTTTAGTAATTTCGGCAAATACCTGGTGGCCATCACCATATTCTGTTGTTTCTGATGATTACATGGAGATCGCTACAGGTCTATTAAACAGATTCTATGACACCGATGGGGAGGCTGGAACTGGTAGTCGTGACGTTGCATGTGTTTTTGATACTAATCAGTATTTTACAAGAATAGACCCTTATTCTCCACCTATTCTTGATGGTGACGACGGAAGTATACAAACTCATGCTCATTTAATTACGACTCAACCAGTTCTTGATCCAAGCGAAGATTATACATACGGAAATACGTCAGGTGCTGGCAATGGTAAAGAAGGTTTAGGATCAGCGCAGACTACACTTAACATCACATTTAATCAGAGTGATGTTGGCATGGAATTAAATCCTGGATTATTTACTCTAAATACATCAGTTAAGAAACCTATTCCTGACGTAGTATTTTCTCCTAACAGGACAGTGCCACTAGCACCAGAGTTTCATAAAGCAAAGTATATTATTAAAGCATTCTAGATTTATGTCAACTAATGAACTTGCGCCTTATAGGCCACTTGAATTGATGTTAGATTCTAATCTGACATCATCAGATTTTGAAGATTTTATTGGAGTATGGAAAGGATTTGTTCCCAAAGCATTCTGTGATCAACTTATTAAGTATGGTAATGATGTTTTAGATGATACAGTAGCTCATAGTATTGGTACAGGAGCTCTTGATATTATGGATGGATCGAGCGGATATAATGGAAAACAAAATCGTCATGATAGGGCATTTATGCTAAACTATCATAGTAGCAAGTGGGGCACTCAAGTAAATCAGTTTTTAAAATCGTGTGCTCTTCATTATGTTGAAGAGTATTCTCAACTAAAGAAAGTTGGGTTAGTATCAAATGATATCAAATTTCAACGTACACCTCCTGGCGGTGGATATCACTTGTGGCATTATGAAAATGCATCATCATCGTATTCTCATAGAGAACTTACATGGATGATTTATCTAAATGACATAGAAGATGGGGGAGAAACGGAGTTTCAATATCAACTGCGTAGGATTAAACCTACCACTGGGACAGTAGTTATATTCCCTGCGGGAATGACACATGTGCATAAAGGCAATTTAGTTATGGGTGAGCAGAATAAATACATAGTAACAGGTTGGTATATCAAATCGGGGTCAACTTAATGGCGGAATACGTAGATAAGACATGTAAACTAGAGGTAGATTTTCTCAACTGTATGGTTTTGGATATGTCTAATGTTATCACTTTAGATGACGGAACCAAGATCCCTAATTCTGCCAAAAAATACGATAAAGAGATGTTAACTAGATTTTTAGAATCTCTAGATGTATTTTGGCATGATGAAAAAGATCAACTTGAATATCTTTCATTTTTTAATGACAATACTTTATTTTGCCAAAGAAAAAAATACAAATATGATTTTGCAAATGCACAACAAGTGTATTCAACTTATACATTCACTGGATTTACTGAAGAGCAAGTCTCTGATTTATATGATAAAGTTCTATCTTTCCTTGATGCACACAATGTTGTAAAGGAACTTAAAGTTAATAAGTATGTAACCAAAGTTGATGAAAATATCCTCTTTTTTGAGAAAACATATCTAAAAAGAATTTCAGAAAAGAATGCTATTCTAGCAGCAACTGATTGGCGTATTCTTCCTGATGTTGTTGATTCTTATCCTGGTGAAAAAGATAGATGGATTTCATATCGTCAAAAAGTTAGATCTTTAGTAATTCCATCTCTTGATGAACATCCATCTCCTTTAGATTTCTTCAAAGCCATCAAAACGTTAAGATGGCCTATTGATCCCAAAAACTTTAAAGATTTATATCCTGATGGTGTAGATGTTGATGGCAACGTGGTAGAATACTTGGCAACGGATAATCAATGGGTAGAAAGAGATACTGATTCATCAAGAGATTTGATTGAGTCTAGACTATCAAATATCATTGCAATGCGACAGGATTACGCTAAATCAGAAAGGACAACAACTACTGCTGTTAAAGAAATGATGAAACTACTACGCATTGAAGATTTTATCGAAGGCGGCATTGATTACAATAAGATTTACACCACAGAGGAATTAAATGATATGGCAGAGTGATCTACTATCTCCAGATATTGTAGAATATATTACATCATACTATAAAGATAATAACTTCCAGAGTGGTAATATCAGTAATCCTGATGCATCTGTAAAACAGAGTTTGATGATGAAGTGGACTGATCCTTATAATAGATTAGTTAATGGTGTATGGTCCGAAATAAAGAAAAAGGATAACTTCACCAAGATATACTTAATCAAGCAAATGTCCCAGTTATACTTTCTATGGTATAAGCAGGGACATTTTTATAACTGGCATATGGATGAATATCCTTGTGGTGGTGTAAATGCTGATATGAGTATGACTATCTTCTTAAATGATGACTATGAAGGTGGTGAACTAGTAATCAAAGTGGGTAATATAGAGACAACTCATAAACCAAAGGCAGGAACTGTTATTTTGTATAATGCAGGGTTAATGCATAAGATAAACCCGGTAACCAAAGGAGATAGGAAAGTAATTGTTGGTTGGATAGAATCTGATGTGCAAGATAGTTTTATGCGTTCTCATCTTATAGAATATTCTGAAGTTATGGATTCTATGGATGCTGATAATCCACACCTGGTGCAGTTAGAACAGTTGAGATTGAATTTGATTAGACAATATGAAAACCGTTAATGAACTATTGAGTGATAATCTGGTAGTATATGATCATATGTTTGATCAAGATACTTTTATTAAGATCATCAATATACTGCAAGAACCTAAATGGGAGTTCGGGCATACATCATATCATCCCAGTGACCCTAACCATAAACGGTGTTACAAGTTTTGGAAGAGGGATTTGAGTGATAATCTGTTCTTCACTGATTATCTTCTAAATAAGATACAGGAAAAGACGCAACAGTCTTTTACTCTCGAATATGTTTATGCCAACGGACATACTTATGGTTTAGATGGCATCTTTCATCAAGATTGTTATGATGAATATGGAAGAACATTTTTGTTATGTGCAAACTCTCAATGGGCAAATGAATGGGGAGGGGGAACACAGTTTTATACTGATACTACCGAACTTCGCACCGTAATGTTTCAACCTAACAGAGGAATGTTATTTCCTGGTGTTGTATATCATTCCGCAGCACCAACAACACGTTTATTCAATGATCTTCGTATTACTGTCGCCTGGAAACTAACAAAGAATGAATAACACAGAATATCAAATTTATGACTTGCAGACATTTATTGGTAGATACGCTGCATTAGCAGGTAAACCTCTAATTTTCTTTCGAGTATATGGATGGAACAATAGCACTGATGTAGATGCTATTAACTCGTCTATTGAATTATATACAGGTATGCTTCCTTTAGATTTTACTACTCTTTTCAGAGATAGTGAATATCTAGTTGTGGAAATGGAATCTATTTTAGAAGCAGAGAAGTTTCTTTTAGATAATTTCCCATTAACACAGGAAGGAACTCCTAAAGAACAGTATATTTTCTATGCTTTATATAATGATCAGGGTCAAGTTATTATGGATAACGAATGATATTCTCCGATAACTATACAGAACACGAAAGATATAGTTTGATCAGCGGCGAACGTTTATCTGACTATTCTATAATGCCGTGGTTATACACATCGTTGGTTGATAGTCAATACAAACCTGTCATTCCAGTGTCAGTAAAAAATGCTCTCAATAGAGTGTTTGAATATGATTACCTCATTGCTGATGTGAATTCGATTATGGACGAGATTAAACATCTCGGTGTATATTCAGTTGATGATCAAATACAGTCATATAATAGTATTTTGATGCTTCAGTACGCTACAGTTAAAAAGTACTTAAGAGATTTCAAGATAAAAACATCAACTTTGGAAATGACTGATATCTATCAGAAGATGAATGATGTTATTCTAGAAAAGCATGATGATCACACTTCGATTATTGGTGCTGAACATAGTTTACAGGGAGATATAACTGGGTTATCGTTTCAGAGTAGAAACTATGATGTATCATCATACAATAATCCGTTACTTGAGAAAGTTGTTAGACACTCAAAACTGATGCCAAACTATTGTAAGGGCATTTTAACAATCAGACAAAATGATGAAGTATCTTTTTACTCTTCATTTGTTTATCCAAGATACATAACTGAAATGCCTAATGAGGACTTTCATAAAAATATATTAAAATCTGCTAGTCCGATCTATAAAAAGAAAGTTTCTAATAGATTGGCAACTAGAAATCATATTGGTGCGTATTTGGCTAATAATATTCTTACGATTGAGCAAGTCGATGTGATAAACTCGTTAGAAGCGGTAACTGATACTCGCAAAGAGTTGAGATTGCAGGTAGAGCATGTATTCAAAGGATCGGAACTGATCGATGTCATTCTCAATGTGGTAAAGTACAATGAGTTTGAGAATACTAGTGGTGAAAAGATGTGGTATATTACATATGATGAAAATGGGAATCCAATTTGGTGAGTCAGTCAGCAAACTGTCACAGCACTCTTGACGGGGTGCTTTTTTTGTGTCATACTGTATTCATATCAGACGTACAGCATGCAACTCCGTCCCCATCAGACCCGCGCTCTCGCTGCTATGCAGCGTAACAAGTTCGGGCAGATCATTGTCCCCACTGGCGGTGGTAAGACCATGATCATGATCAAAGACCTTGCGGATCGCTTTGCTAATGCAGAGCGTCCTATGACTATTGCTGTTGTTGCTCCGCGTATTCTCCTCGCTACACAACTGTGTGAGGAGTTTTTTGCTGATGCTGGTATCAATCGCCCTGATGTAGTTCCTGCTCACATTCATAGTGGCGAGACAGTACACTTTCATACTACCAAGGTAGATCGTATCGGTCTCTTCAATGATATGTGTGATGCTATGCAAGCACATCGTATCTTCTTCACCACATACAACTCCTTGCGTCGTCTTAATGAGGCTGGTATTGAGTTTGATGTAGCATACTTTGATGAAGCACACAATGCTACCAAGAAGAACTTCTTCGAGGAAGTAGGTAACTGCAACGCCAAGCGTTATTACTATTTCACTGCAACACCAAAGCATACACGTTCTCCATATGCTAATGGTATGAACAACTATGTGGTGTTCGGTGACATCATTGAACAGTGTCCTGCTCCTGAACTGATTAACAACGGTTCTATTCTTCCTCCTACTGTTGATGCCTATGAGGTTGACTTCGAGCGTCAGAAGGGCGTACAAGCGTGTGAGGGCGACCGTGAGACCCTGGTGGGTATACTTGATAAACTGAACGATACAACAGCACACAAGATCCTTGTGGCAGCACCTAACAGTCGTATCATGTATAATCTTCTCACCAAGACTGATATNATCGATCAGTGTAAGGATCGTGGGTTTGAAGTGATGCATATCACCAGCAAGTATGGTGCTTATGTCAACACACTCAAGGTCAATCGTGAGCAGTTCTTTCACCAGTTTGACCAGTGGGGTCGTGACCCTAACAAAAAGTTCATCATCTTCCACTATTCTATTCTGTCTGAAGGTATCAACGTTCACGGTCTCACCCAGACTATCTTCCTTCGCAATCTGAATGTGATTGAGATGGCACAGACTATTGGTCGTGTCATCCGTGTTAATCGTGATGATGCTGCTGATATGGAAACCGGCAAACTTACTCCTGGTGCGTGTCAGATGTATCGTAAGACTACAGGATTCGTAACTGTACCTGTGTTCAAAAACTACGGTGTAAATACTATTAAGCGGTTGCAGAATTTGGTGGATACTATTTTCGTCAAAGGATTGCCTGCTATTCACGTTACTGATTGATATAATGTATGAATCACTAAATTGTTTTGAGGAAGCACTCAAACACTTTGGAACAAGAGTAGAGATGATCACTGCCATGGAGATGGCAAAGAAGATATCACCTGAAGATGCCTATCAGCTGATTAAGGATGAACTCAAAGCAGTTAAACTATGTCGTAAACAATTCAAAAAGGATAGTTGAATCATGTCACAACCACGTCAACGCGACCCACAAGATCCACTCTATGATGCTAATGATAAGTGGAATGAATACAAGGTAGACTTCCATGCTAATGAAGAACACTCATCTGATGAGTGGGATCCAAAGACAGAAGGTAAGATTGCTGACCCACAGAACAGACATCAAGATAAAGTTCTAGATAAATTCTGTGATGACCACCCTGGTTCACCTATGTGTAAGGTATTCGATGAGTAAAAAACAGAAACGAAACGATGCTCTTGGGTTATTCTACGAGAGTGTACTTAAAGCAGATCACAATCTACGTGACTGTGCTCATAATCAGGAATGTTATCACGAACTGATGGAGTGGAGAGATGAGGTTTTAGAATACTTAAACCTCCGACGCAAAGAAGAGTTCAATCAAAACATATCAAAACCCACACCCTGGAGAGCAAGTGACTGAAGAAGTAACAGAGGTTATTGTACCTAAAGGTGCAGAACTCATCGATGAATGTTTCTACGTCTGGGAAACCAGGTATGGATTATATTCTACGATGACAAAGGAAGGTCGTCAGATGATGACTGGTGCTACTAAAGATGCTGTCACTGTTATGACACGCTGGCATCTTAAGTGTGAGCAAGAGGGTACATTACATTTGTATACGAGAGTGGTTGGAAGTGCCATCGTCAGTGGTAAACTGTAGAGTATGTGAGCACATGTGATATGAACATCTTTGTCACCAATGAATATCCAGCCGAGAGTGCCGTATGTTTACCTGACAAGCACATTGTCAAGATGCCGTTAGAATGCTGTCAAATGCTTGCTATCGTAGCATCAGACAAGTGGGGTCAGGGTTATGGTACTCTACCCAAGGCAGATGGCACACCATACAAAACAGAGAAGGGAGCATTCAGGAATCATCCTTGTACTATATGGGCAAGGGAAACTATCGACAATGCGTGGTGGTTAATCAAGCATGGTATGAATCTATGTGATGAGTACACATTACGATACGATAAGCAACATTCGTGCTATAATACTTTAGTTCATGCATATTATCTCTTTCCGAAGGGCAGTGTGAATAGTGTCACTCCATTCGTCAGAGCAATGCCTGACGAGTTCAAGTTTGACGATAGTATAGATACATTTACAGCATACAAAATGTATATTGCATCTAAACCGTGGGTAAAAGATAACTACCTACGTATGCCACAACGTAAACCACACTGGATCTAATATGAAAGATGCTATTACAGACTTCTGGACTACTCCTGATAAACAAAGATACATTGTTCCTGTCGATGATGAGGGTATACTTACATTCCCCGATGAATTGATGGATGCATTGGATTGGCATGCCGGAGATATGTTGGAATGGATTGACAATAACGACGGATCATTTTCATTAAAGAAACAAAACTAATGGCACTATCAAAATCAGTCAACGACTCGCTAGAGGATGCAGAAGCAAGTCTACGCAATGCATTAGCATATGCTGCGAGACAAGAGAAACCATTCATTTGTAGCGGTATTGCTGAACTTATGGGTAAGATTGAGTCAATGAAGACTATGGATAGTTTATTTGACAAGCTGGAGAGTAGACAAGAGGGAGATAGTGGTACTTGGGGACCACTCATTGATTAAATAGTAAATAAAGAATCTAATGGGACTAACCAAACGACAAGCAGTGTGGATTTGTCGGCGCATGATAAAGATCTGGCATAAAGACATGCGCGGAGATATGTCAGCAAAGCAAGAATACTGGGAGTATTTCCTTGACATTATGGCAGATTCAGGGTATATTGATCGTAATGACCGCGAAACCTGGACATGTCCATTCAAGTAACACTGACTGATAGTGAGTTGTTCATGCTTACATGCTCACTACAGTATCTCGAACGCACCGCACAAATGCGTATTGAGGAAGAAATGGGTGCAATCGCGCCACTATACAATAAACTGGCGTCATTGCGAGAAAATAGGACAGTTGATGATCTGTCCACTCCACGACACGGGGGCGATATGGATGCGCTATGATTACAAAGTAATCGAGAGATGCGCCAATGACCACCAAGTTCAAGATCACTATCACGTCTGATAGTGGTAAATTCGTACAAGAGCACATTGTGTCGCGCAACGTAGCAGATACAATGTGCTCCTACATCAACAACAATGGTACATTTAACGATGTCAAAACAGTCACAGTTGAACAAAATGTTTGAAGATGCTGACAATGAGGACAGTTTGGACGCCGCATTTGTTGCAGCAATCGAAGAACGCGCTAAACTACTGGAGGTTACCGTAGATTATTACATGGAAGAATTCATGTAATACTACATAATCACGTAGACCTTACTTTTCTACTATGACTGACATAGAAACTTCAATGGTTAATGAGATGAAAGCTCTCATTAAAGATCAAAACGAAATGATTTGTGTCCAAGATGCTTACATTGAAGAGTTGAAACAGCAAATGTCCGACATGCACGATAGATACTATGACTGCTGATATTATACATGACCTGGAATCACATTTAGATAGTGGTCATGTGTGGAAAGTTGAACTCGAACAACAATGGCAAGATGAACAAGCAGAACCACCTAATGGTGTGTATAATGTTGAAACATATCTCATCGCACCTGATAGAGATCTAGCACAGTACATTGCTCACAAATTGTACCCTGACACTGACTTCCTCATCATTAATGATCAACCAATCACCAGACAAAGTTACACCAAACGATGAACCAATGTTACCTGTAGGCACCCAAGTAGAATTTGATGGGATGTTGGGATTTGTAAAATTTGTAGATCCAACGGGCGAATGTATGACTATTTGCACCAAGGTATTTCCCGATGAACCAGTAAGAAATGTATGTCGGGTGATATACAAGCACCAATTTGACGACGTAAAACTTGTAATCGGAAACAACACACACAACTGATTTATTATGAACGAAATTAACTTTGACAACTGGGCTGACGATCCTGCAATCCGTGATGCTATCNTACGAGAGGCATCGCAGGAGATNCTNTGGGACAGTGAGGAAACTGTACCACCAGAACTGGACGACTTCTGACNACAGACTATACTGATGCTATCAACACCAGAACAAATGCTGATCGACACTCAACTGCTCTCCGTCATCGAGTCCCTTCAGGATGCCCTGCAAGTGGGCGAGAACGCTACTGACAGTGATTCCCCTGTAGACTCTGATGGAAACGCTCTGAAGCACTTTCTAGACGACTCTCCTGCTCCTTCATACGCATATGCATATGGATGGACTTCTTCTAGCATCAAATCTGCGGTATTTTCACTCGAAACTATTCGTACTCAACTGACTAATGCGACTTGATAGTAAAGCAAGAGTGTTAGGTAGTGTTGGTGTCATCACTGCGTATTTTTGTGTCTTGCACGTTAATATATTACTTGGGGTGATCATTAACCTCATATCTGACACCATCAGTATTCCATACTTCATCCGAACAAAGTCTTGGGATGTAGTCATCGCATTATCATTCCTGTTAGTCATCAGTCTCACCAAACTTGCATCATGAACACATACACAAAAGAAGAAATCATCAATGCATTAGTTCACGAGTGGGACTATCTTTGTCA